GCAATACGGAGTTTTATGGGTGTCCGATTGTAGTATGTACAACCGGAGTTCTCAGGACCTGGTGTCAACAATTCCTCAAAAGTACGAGGCCTTTGAGTCTGTTGAACCAGGTCCAGTAGGGATAACCACTGGTTGTCCCTGAGACAATTGATTGAGTCCTTCGAGTCTCTGAGATCATCGAAGGACGCCGAGAGAGCATCATGCTCTCTCAAGCATTGGACCGCCTCCTCTCGCGAATACACGAGAGAGAACGAAGAAGTGATCTTCCCGATTAAATCGTGGAAGGAGTGGTCCCAAGGGGTCGTAGACCCCCTGGAGACATTCGAGTTCAAAATTTTGAGCTCGACGGCAAGTATGTGCCTCACTTTGAGCACATGCCAATAGTTGGCCTTGGAAAACCAAGGTCCCCTTCCGACAATGCCTGGAGGATCCTGCATTGCCAGCAACCTAATCGCATGGCGAAAAGGTCTAGGGAGCTTTGCCCATAATGAGTCAAGCTCGTCACTGAAGGTACCAATAAAGGTCGAGACCTGGAAGGCCCCTATGGGAGCCAATCCGATACCTCCAAGAGCAGGGGGGAGAGAAACAACTGAAAAGTGTTTCTTCGCCCGACTTGGCAGTGAGTCAATGAACCACTGCTGAAAAAGTTTCCGAGCCATATTAGCAGCATCCACATAATGGAAGCTCAGCTCGTTATTTTCGAGATACCGAAGGTTCTCGGAAAGTGAGATCCCTTTACCATACATGGTAAAGCGATTCCTCTCTTCCTCAGCTTTGCTGTAGGGAGTGAGCAAACGGACTTTGATTGAGTCCACAAAAGGAGACTCCTCCAAATGGTCCCCGCCCAAAGAGGCAAGGGTGTAGTCCTTATTAAGAACTGTCGATTCAATCAACAGTGCTTTCTCACAATAGAGCACAAAGCGCTTCGATGTGAGATGTTTGGTTGGGGAGATGATGGAACCCATCGCCCTATGCAGCCTAGTAATAAGGCGCAACCAAGTGAGAGGACCAATCGCTAAGTGATCGTCCCCTCCAATATGGAAGAATCCCCAATTTGGTTTCCTCCAATTATCCTCTAACGCGAATTTGTCGCGTTTGAAGCTCACGAACCGCTTCCAATCACGGGTCTCCCGAAGGAAGGGTTCGTGTTGCATGAATCGTTCTTTGAACTTTTCACTAAGCGTCTCCGCATTAATATGGAGGAGACGTTTTTGAATCCTCGTACGATGCAGAAATACTGCAGCTCGTATTATCGAGAGATTCAGGATGGTTAATATGGGCTTAGCCAAAGGCTCGCCCATCATTATACCACGGCGGAGGAAGATAAGATCATCTTCCTCCCCAAGACCGTCCCTGCAATCTGCGAGGACAGTCCTCGGCCCCAGTAAACTGGCACCGAAAGATGCAAGATGGTCCAAGCGCCTGTGAGA